GTACAATATCTCACCAGAAACTCTCTGGGAGACTAGACATCCTAGTGCGAGTGTTGATAGGATTTTAAATGAAGAGATAGTTATTGAAGATGATGTATGTGTCTGTGCTAATGGTGCACAATATCGTAAAGACATACAAGGTTTCTTACCACAAATGATGGACAAGATCTACAATGAAAGAACAATTTACAAAAAGAAAATGCTCCAAGCAAAGCGGGACTATGAGGTTAACCCAAGTGCCAAATTACAAAGAGACATTAGTAAATTTAATAACATTCAAATGGCGAGAAAGATCCAACTTAATAGTGCTTATGGTGCTATTGGTAATCAATACTTTCGCTATTACAACCTTGCCAACGCAGAAGCTATTACACTATCTGGTCAGGTTTCTATTCGTTGGATAGAACAACGAATGAACAACTACCTAAACAAAATTTTAAAAACTGAGGACATTGATTATGTTATTGCTAGTGATACCGATTCTATCTATTTGCATCTTGGTCCTCTGGTGGAGAACGTATTTGCCAGTAGAAAGAAGGATGATAAAAGCATCGTTACGTTCCTTAATAAGGTGTGTGAAGTGGAATTCGAGAAATATATTGAGAGTTCTTACCAAGCGTTGGCCAACTACGTAAATGCTTATGATCAAAAGATGTTCATGAAACGTGAGACCATTGCTAATAAAGGTATATGGACAGCGAAGAAAAGATATATGTTGAATGCATGGGACATAGAGGGAGTTAGATTTGCTGAACCTAAACTAAAAGTTATGGGTATTGAAGCGGTCAAGTCTAGTACACCTGGTGCATGTAGAGAAAAGATTAAAGAATGTATAACTGTCATTATGAATAAGTCTGAAGAAGAAGCACAGAAGTTTATTTCAGATTTTAGAGATGAATTCTCAACGTTACCTGTTGAGGACATATCATTTCCAAGGGGATGTAATGGAATAAATAAGTGGGCGAATCAATCTAGTATCTATAGTAAAGGAACTCCTATACACGTGCGTGGAGCACTGTTGTATAACCATTACAATAAGAAGAATAACTTGACTCATAAGTATCCTCTCATACAAGATGGGGAAAAGATTAAGTTTTGTTATTTAAAAACACCTAATAAGTTTGGGGAAAACGTTGTGTCATTTTTAAATACCTTTCCAAAAGAGTTTGGACTTGACAAACAGGTGGATTATGAGTTACAATTTGAGAAGAGTTTCCTTGACCCGATAAAGGTTATATTAGATACTATAGGTTGGAAGTCAGAACAAGTACCAAATTTGGAGTTTCTTTTCGGATGACCATTTACATAGTTGAATATAAAAAATCTTTTGGAGCAGGTGAAAATGCACAGTTAAAGGAATTCCATGATAAAGGTGAAGCTGAATGGTTTGAAAGATCCAAAAAGCGATCCAATCATATAACAAATTTGTATAAACGTTCCCCCTAAATGAATTTTCTAAAAGACATTGCTAAGGAGATTGACAATGAATATGCTAGCCTGGTCAGTGACGGAGTATCAGCTGGTGACACAAGCGGTTTTATCGACACTGGTAGCCATATATTTAATGCTGTTGTCTCTGGGTCGATCTATGGTGGCATCCCAAGAAACAAAATCACTGCTCTTGCAGGAGAGTCTAGTACTGGTAAAACTTATTTTTGCCTTGGTGTTGTTCAACATTTCCTTGAGTCTGATCCCGATTCTGGTGTTATCTACTTCGAGTCGGAGTCTGCCCTTTCTAAATCCTTAATTGAAAGTAGAAGTATAGATTCTTCTCGTATGTTAATTGTTCCTATTACTACTGTTCAAGAGTTTAGGACACAAGCAATCAGGATTCTAGATAAATATCTACAACAAGATGATCGCAAACCCTTAATGTTTGTTCTTGACTCTCTTGGTATGCTCAGTACCACCAAGGAGATTGAGGACAGTGAAGCAGGTAAAGAGACACGAGATATGACTCGTGCTCAGATAGTGAAATCTATATTCAGAGTCCTTACTCTTAAATTAGGTAAGGCAAATGTTCCCCTTATAGTCACAAACCATACATACGATGTTGTCGGATCTTACATCCCTACTAAAGAAATGGGAGGCGGTAGCGGTCTCAAGTATGCCGCGTCTACAATCATTTATCTCAGCAAAAAAAAGGAAAAGAGTGAGAAAGAAGTTGTTGGTAACCTTATTAAAGCTAAGACAGCTAAATCAAGACTCACCAAAGAAAACTCTGAGATAACAACCAGACTCTTTTATGATGAAAGAGGTCTAGACAAATACTATGGTCTACTTGAATTAGGAGAAAAGTATGGAGTCTTTAACCGTAAAGGAAATAGGATCGTTGTTGGTGATAGTTCTGTATATCCTTCTGCAATACTTAAGGATCCAGAAACGTATTTCACAACCGAAATAATGGAGAAACTAGACGACGCTGCCTCTAAAGAGTTCGGTTATGGTAACTAGATTATCTGATTATATTAAGACATACGATGACAAACTTGATTCAGATTTTTGTGAAAATGTCATTAACACATTTCATGAATCCGACAGCATATATGTTGATCGAGAGCAGCGACCAACTTTCCGAGAGTTAAATATATCAGAAAGGTACTTGAATAAAGATCCTAAATGGATGTCTATTCAAGCAAGACTTTCTGACATCTTAACTGTAAGTGCTAAAAGTTATATTAATTACTTGGATGTAGGAGCTGACTTCCCTGCTCAATATGGGTTTGAACAGTTCCGTATGAAGATGTATGATAATAATGGTAAGGATCAATTTAAAGATCACGTTGATGTTGGAGACCATGCTTCTGCCAAACGTTTTCTAGTTATGTTTTTATATTTAAATGATGTGAAGGAAGGAGGGGAAACTAATTTCCCTAACTTAAACGTTGCAATAAAACCGAAGTGTGGTAGAATACTTTTGTTCCCTGCCAATTGGCAGTATAGACACTCTGGACTTCCACCAGTGTCATCTCAAAAATACATTGTTGGATCTTATTTACATTACACATGAACTTAGAAGTTACTATACTTGGTAATTTAATATCACATGAAGAGTATACCCGAAAGGTATTACCCTTTTTAAAATCAGATTATTTTACTGTACGATCATACAAGGTAATCTATGCTGAGATTCATGAATACATTTCAAATTACAATGCATTACCCTCTCTGAATGCATTAGGTATCGAGTGTCAAGAGAGGACTGATCTAACTGAAGATCAGTTCAAAGATATTATGGAGGTTTTACGTGAGTTATCCGATGAGAAAGCAGAACTGGATTGGATCCTTAATACTACGGAGAAATGGTGTCAGGAGAGAGCGATTTATCTATCTCTTATGGAGTCAGTTAAGATCGCTGATGGGCAGGATGAGAAAAGGGATAAGGGAGCTATTCCACAAATACTAAGTGATGCATTAGGTGTGTCCTTTGATCAAAATGTAGGTCATGATTACTTCAGAAACTCAGAAGAAAGATTTGAGTTCTACCATAAAACTGAGGAGAAGATTCCTTTCGACTTGGAATTCTTCAACAAGATTACAAAGGGCGGTCTTCCTAACAAGACTCTCAACGTTGCTCTTGCAGGGACTGGTGTGGGTAAGTCTCTTTTTATGTGCCATGTTGCTAGTAGTTGTTTGCTCCAAGGTAAAAATGTTTTATATGTCACGATGGAAATGGCAGAGGAAAGGATTGCAGAAAGGATAGATGCTAATTTATTAAACGTTCCTATTCAAAAATTACATGACTTACCAAGAGTAATGTATGAGAATAAGATATCAGCATTAAGTAAGAAGACTCAAGGTAAATTAATTATCAAAGAATATCCTACAGCATCTGCACATGTAGGTCATATCAAAGGACTTCTTAGTGAATTGGAATTAAAAAGAAATATAACACCTGATATAATTTTTGTAGATTATTTAAACATCTGTGCTTCCCAGAGATATAAAGGAAGTATTGTTAATTCTTATACCTATGTTAAAGCGATTGCAGAAGAACTTCGTGGTCTTGCGGTTGAAGCAAATGTACCAATCGTCACTGCTACTCAGACTACTCGTTCGGGTTTTGGGAGTAGTGACGTTGATCTTACTGACACAAGTGAGTCTTTCGGTCTCCCTGCAACTGCTGACCTTATGTTTGCTCTTATTTCTACCGAAGAGTTAGAAGAACAAAATCAAATAATGGTTAAACAGTTAAAGAATAGATACTATGATCCTACTTTGAACAAGAGATTCTGTGTAGGTATTGACAGAGCAAAGATGAGGTTGTATGATGTTGATGAAGCACAGAAAGATCTCGTTGACGCAGGTGTCGAGGAGCAAATAATTAAGAAAATTTCTGGTAAAAAAACATTCGCTGAATTGAAGTATGATTGATTTTAAAAAGTATACAAAGTTTGTTAACGCTGTAACATCAGAAGAAAGTAAGTACGGTGGTCATTTCCAAGATCGTCTAAGAGACTTATACTCTAAAGATTTTCAAACACACAGAGCATTGACTGCTGCACTAGGACTATGTGCTGAGTCAGGTGAGTTCACTGAGATAGTAAAGAAGATACTATTCCAAGGTAAACCAGTCAGTCAAGAGAATCTATTTCATATGAAACGTGAACTAGGTGATATCATGTGGTATTTTATACAGGCATGCATAGCATTAGATGTATCACCAGAAGAAATAATAGAAATGAATGTAGATAAGTTGAAGAGCAGATATCCTGATGGAGAGTTTGATGTGCATTACTCAGAGAATAGACAAGAAGGCGATCTATAAATAATTAGAAAGCCATGGCTAAGGCAAAGATTGATGCCAACAGAGGAGATCTATTTGAAGCATTTTTTGCAGCAGCAGTAGCAGCAAGATTTGTTAAAAGGATGCAGAAAAAAACTGAGAGGAAACTACCTCTAGTGGAAGGTAAGGATGTGGATATGGTTCTTACTGAAATGATGAAGAGAGGATATAAGAAAAAGGTAAATGATGTAGGTAGTGCAGTAATGGATACTGTATCAGTTAGTGTTTCTATACCTGCAAAGGCAACAGCATTTTTACAGAAGAAAGAGAACTGGAAAAAAGTAAATGATCTTAGGGATGGTGCTATTAGATTTGTTAATAGTAATACCAGAGTAAATACACAGTCAAAAGAACTATCTCTTAATGTAAAGGATGATATTATAAAGGTAATTGCTGCAGGAACTGAAGATCAGAAAGGTACAAAGGCAGACGTTAAGGTAGAAATAAAATCAAAGGATAAAAAATATAAGACTACAGATTATTCTCTTAAGGTATCAGGTGGTGAACAGTTTCATCAGGTATCAGGACTAGGTTTTGATAAGTTTGTTGATGTGTTTGGTGAGATGGGATTGAACGTACAAGAATCTAAAAAAACATATGAGAAGAAACTTACTGAGTTCTTCGATAATGAAGTGTATACTAAAAAGTATTCAAGTAGAGAGGACGCAGAGAAGACTGGTGGTGGTGATAATTTAAAAGACTCTGCAAAAGTAGTATATGAACAGGCACAAAGAACTCTTGAGAAAGGATTGAATTCTACTCTTGAATCAGATGTCAAGAAAAAGTTTGCAGACTATATTGTATTTGGATTATCTAGAAATAAAGAGACGGAGTTAGTTAAATTCAACACTGAAAAAGATGTTAAAAGTATGGTTATCAATGATCAGTTCAAAGAACTACTACTTCAAGGTCGTTATACTACTGAACTAACCAAGACAGGTTCACCGACTGTTAAAATATATCGTGCAGATGCTATGGGTAAAAGATTAGAAGGTAAAGATAACTTCATCATGCAGATTAGATATAAACTTGAGGTTGCTAGTAGTTCTACTCAAGGTACTAAGGTCTATAAGTTCTATCCAAGGCACTATCTTGAGGCACAGCCAGGTATGTTTTCTCTTTAGCCTAAATAATATTTGAGAGCTTAACTGTATTCAACTTATTAATGAAAAAGTTTAGTAACTTCCTTGTTGAAGCCGAGCAATCTATGGCTGCGAAGGAAGCAAAAATAAAGAAATTAACGCATGTGGGTTATGGGAAATATGCCGACACCCAAGGTAATGTAACACACATGTCTAAGGCAGGGAAACTTGTTCCACTGTCAGCAGATGAAATATCAAAAGGAGATGCAGTAAATGGAGGAGAGGAAACGGGAACTGGCGAGGGTCAGGTCGATCAAGGTAGCATATCTATTACTTTTGGAAGATTTAATCCCCCTACTACAGGACATGAAGCTCTGATAAACAAAGTAGCAGAGAGTTCAAAAAATGGAGAGTATAGAATATACCCCTCAAGGACGCAGGATGATAAGAAGAACCCGCTTGACCCTGCGACGAAGGTTAAGTTTATGCATCAAGCATATCCGAAGCATACTAATGCTATTGTCGCCAATGACGAAATGAGAACTATCTTTGATGTTCTTACATCATTAGATAACGAAGGTTTTAGTGAAGTTAATCTTGTTGTTGGTGGAGATAGAGTCAGTGAATTTAATTCACTAGCTCAAAAGTACAACGGTGAAGCATATACATTTGAAAATATTAGAGTAACATCAGCAGGTGATAGAGATCCTGATGGTGAGGGTCTAGAAGGTATGTCTGCATCTAAGCAAAGAAAGTTTGCAGCTGAAGACAATTACACTGAGTTTGCTAAGGGATGTCCCAAGGGTTTAAAACCAAAACAGTGTCAGGAACTGTATAATACGTTGCGACAAGCAATGAAGATGGAAGAGTGCGTAGATGACTTTAGTGAAGTTTCGTTTCATTTATATGAGATCGCACCTAAATTAGATCCGAAGGGGTTGCGTGAAGCATACTTCTCGGAAGGACTTTATTCAGTAGGAGATTATGTCGAGAACCTCAACACAGGGATCATTTCTAAGGTTGTTAGTCGTGGCAGCAATTACGTCATCTCTATTGATGAGCACGATAATCTATTTCGCAGTTGGTTAAAAGACCTAGTTGAATCAGATGCGTGGGCAGAACCATCGACTCGTGAGTATGGGACAGACAGTCTTAATACTTACGTTCGTAAATTAACGCCTGGACAATTCTTAAAGAAGATAAATAAAAAGGAGAAAGTACTGCAATGACAATGAAATCGTTTACTGACATACAATTACCTGACATGACAGATGCATATCGTCAGGTTCAAGAGAAAGCAAAGAAAGATTACGATGGTGACGGTAAGATCGAAAGTGGATCAAAAGAACATGCAGGAGCAGTTCATAATGCTATCCAAAAAAAGAAAGGCTTGAAACCTGACGGGAAAGATACCCGTAAGGAAGAAGTTGAAATAGATGAAGCTACACTAGCAACAGCACGTAAGAATATTGGTAGAGATCCTAAAGAGAAATCTTGTTGGGATGGATACAAGGCAACTGAAACTAAGATGAAAAATGGTAAGTCAGTACCTGATTGCAAGAAAGAAGAAGTAGAAGGTGTTGAAGAAGGATACGGTAAAAAGAAAAGTCATAAGTGTGCTTCTAAGGTAAAGCATGAAGAGTGGGGTATGGGTGATTGTATGAGAGAAATGCATACTCTAGATGAAGAAGGTAATGTCAGTCATTATGATGTTTTCTTTGATCATGGAATAGAAAAGAATGTTCCAGTTGATAATCTAGAAATAGTTAAAGAAGGAATGCATGAGCATGTTGTTAATGTAGAGAAGAATACCGAGATCAATGAAATCTCTGCTAGTAAATTAATTGATGCAGCAAAGGCAGCAGAAGTTAAGAGAGGTAAGTCAGCAGTAGCAGGAGATAAAGAAGGTGCAAAGAAAGCTCTTGGGCAGAATAAAAAATTCTATGATGCAGCAAAAGCAAAAAGATCAGGTAAATAATAATGCTTAAATTTTCTGAAGCAGTAAAGAAAAAAACAAAAAAGACCACTACAATTATCAATCCAAAAGTAAAAGACTGTTACGAGTCCCATAAGAAGGATTGTGATTGTGACTGTGGTCAAGATCCATGTGTAACATGTGGAGAGGATTGTCATGAAGATACAGTAAAGGAAGCAGCGTACAC